CTAACACGGTCTAATATATATCTAATTGTAAGTTTATCTACAATACCGAGATTAGTTATTTTCATAGAGTCAAAGTAAAAAAAAATCCTATACAAATTAATGCATAGGATTTTATATATAAATTGGTTGTTAAATTATTCTGGAAATACCATATCAGAGGCTGCACCCATATCCATTCCGAATACACCTGCACCACCAAATCCTTGATCTCTAGCACCACTTTGAGCATTAGCTGGTTTAGCATCAGCTTTGTTTACAATGATATCTTTCTTTCCAATACCTAATTCACAAACTGTTTGTACAGTAGCATTTCCACCTTTAGCGTAAGCACGTTGTACAAAGTTAGGGAACATAGGAGGGGCAAGTCTACCATTAAAGTAAACAAGTTTAAGATAAACAGGTACTTGTGTGTAGTTTTTAATCTTAATTGTTTTAGTTTCAGGTTCAGCACCTTCAGCTACTTCTTTCTTTATTGTTTTTTCAGTAGTAAACTTGTTAAAAGCATTAGCTACATTTTCAAACAATTCGGCAAAACTAGTACCAGCAAAATCAGCTTCATCAAAATGATCAGCACCAACGATTTCCTCGAATACGTGTTTGATACTTTTTTGCATACCTTCCAATCTTACTTCAAAGCTATCACTTTCAGGGTCAAGAGGGAAGTATTTATCAGTAATCTTTTTTTCTCCATTAACTGTATCTTTATAAATAAAGTTAAGTACTGGTGAAAAAGATTCTTCTCCTGTTTGTCTATCGACATTCTTTTGAGCGGGGTCAAACTCAACTTTCTCTAGTAAAACAATAGGGAATTTATGAGTTTTAAAATGCTGTGTAGGTTTATCAATTGCAAGAGGTGGATCAATTGGGATTCCTGCTTTAGCAACTAATTCTTTTTTAATACCTAAATTTAATGACATAATAATTTAATTTTTAATTAATAATAAAAGGGTTAAAATGGGTTGTAATTATAAACACAAAAAATAGGGATAATTGCTTATCCCTATTGTTTATTTAATCAGTTAGAAGATTATACTTCTTCTTCTTCGAAATTTTCTTCTGCAATAGCATTCGCTACCTCAGCATCTTCGGCAATAGCAGCAGTAGCTTCACCAGCTCCTTCTTCACCTTTAGTATTACGTTTGTTCACTTCACGAGTTTTTTCTACTTTAATTTGGAAAACTTCTCCATTTTTAAAGTCACCATTAGGAAGTGGATAGTCCATAATTCCAATAGACTCAACAGAAAGAACTAACTCTTGTTCTGTAGAACCACCTAACATTTTCCATGTAGCAGAAGATGTAAATGACAATACTTTTGAACCTTCAGTTGTAACTCTAACAATAGCACCACTCATTGGGTCTTTTTCATCAAACAAAGTAGTGTTACGAGCACCTGTTTGAGGAGTACCATCTTCATTTCTAAGAATAGTACCATTGTGACCTTTAGCGATAAATGCTTCTACTTCTCCTGTTTCCTCATTTAAATCAGAGAAAATTGATAATGCATCGTAGTCAGCAACTCCAATTTGAGCAGCAACTTTTGGCGGAACTCTAAAACCTCCTACAATAGAAGTGGCAATAAGGTTAGTAGAAAATTCGTCTTTTTGTGTTCTTGTGTTAACTAATGGTTTGAAATTAAATGCTCTCATAATAATAATAATTAATTAATGAATATTGATTGTTTTTTTTTGTTACAGAAGGTGAGGCTGTAACTTCCTCTTTATTTATACTACTTCGTGTTCTGTATCTATAATAGATTCTTCTAGGTTTTCATTAATGGTAAAATCTTTACCAAATTCCATAGCTAGTTCATTTATACCATACATCCCTTGTATTACGTCAGAAGCTATTTCAGATGAACCTAATGTAAAGGCTCTAGCTTTCATTAAACTTCTAGTGTATTTTAACCAAACATCTTTATCTGTTAGTCCGGCTTGTTGAGCTTCACTAAATCGATATGATATTGTAAGCTTTTTTGTTTTAACTTTACCACTTATAGGCATTCTTATATCTCTTTCAAAATAATAAGTAGTTTGTCTATCTATTATTTGAGGTGATACTTGAAAACCATCAACCTTAGTAGCGGTTGTAGTACCATAAGGTACAAAACCTTTTTCACCTTTAAGACCGTAAGCATATACAGGAACATAATCTTCTGTTAGTTCAAAATATACACCTGCATTTAATAGTAATGCTTTATGTAAATGAACTGAAAGACCACTCTTACCATTAATAGCATATATGTTATTAACAGATACGCCATAAGGTAAACCAAGTTCTTTACCTCTTATTAAGACTAGAATTACATCAGCTTCTTTTTTAAAGCTTGATACCCCACTTTTAACAACCTCTTTAGCAAAGACTCTCATCTTCTCTAGTGTGATTACCTCAACACTATTTAGAATAGCATCTTCTTGTGCTATTAATGCAATAGATTTAGGTTCCTCAGTTACAAGATCTTCTGTAATAGCCTTGCTATTTTCATTAGCATCTTCTGTACTGGCTTCATCAGAATTAGAATTCTTTTCTTCCTCAGTAGCTATAACTGTAACCTCAGAACCTTTATCCATCACCTCCCTTTTATCCTCTAAATTACTGTCTTTATTATCAGCATTTTTAAGAACGTCTTTATTACTTTCCATAATAATAGTGTTTCGTATTAATATGTGATTACCTTTTTGTTATAAAGTATTGCCCGTTCATATATTATTACAGTACAAATATATAACCTTTTACCTTTACTTCCAAACATTTAAGCACATTTTTTATTAATATTAAGTTTATTTATAAGTTCATCAGTAAACTAGGCTTTAGTTTTTAATTCACTTTGAGGTATATTAACTAATTTACCCTTTGTAAGCTGATTTAAGAACCATAATTGACCGATATTTAAACCCCTGTTCTTTAGTATGCTAACATTTAAAATGTCCCAAATAACGTACCGCTGTGTCGTGTACAAAGTGATACCGATTAATTCGGGAATCAAAGTTGTCATAACAGTATCACAAGCATTATATATTTGAGCCTGTGCATATATATCAGATTTCATAGGGTAATGGAGAGCTGGATTTTTAATCCTTTCCATAGATTCAATATTACCATTAAATTGACCTACGAGTATTACTAGCATACCCATCTTTTTTAACTTAATAGATAACTTACCTAAACTACTCATCATAGATAGTACATCTTCTTTACCTACAGATTCTAATAATAAAGAGTGGTCTAAAGCTACAACAAACTTAGGTCTATGTTGTACTCCGTTTTCATCTCTAAAATTATCATCTAATCCGTATCTGTTTTTGTAATCTCTAATAACAGATTCAATACATACAAAGAGTTGTGGAACAGTACAAGGGTCTTCAAAATAGTAATAATTAGGATTATCCTCAACACTATATTTAGTTTTAAGTTTTTCTACTATATTATCCGAAACCTCATTATACCTACCAACATTACCATCAAATTCTAAACCAAGTAAATGTGAATAACTTACTTCTAGATCACTAGAGGCTTCTCTTAATATTTCATCAGCGGGAAGCATTTCAAAACAGAAATGTATAGTGACAATAGTAAAAGGTTGAGCATTAGTAATTGATACTCCTAAATTGGAATTAAGAGAGGTATCATTAAAGTCCATAAGTAAATCATTTAATAGTTTAGATTTACCATGTCCAGATGGACCAGCAATAAGAACTATTTTAGCAAACGAGAATCCTTTACCCATTGCGATATTAAGAAAGGGATAACGAGTAAGTAATGTTGTTCTTATATTAGACTTTCCACGAATAATAGCTTTTATAGCATCTTGTTGAGCTTCAAGTCTTTTCTTAAACTTAGGGATATATTTACTAACCATAATTAACCAAAGGATTGAGATTGTTTAGATATATGAGTATCATCAGTTGTAGCAATACGCTTCTTGCGAATAGCTAACCAGTATCTACTCTGAACAAATTTTAGAATACTAAGACTAAGCATACCATTTTGGAGTGCATATTTAATATCCTTTAGAACTTCTTCATGTTCTATAATACTGTGTAAAATAGCTTCATCATAGAGATTAGCAATAGTAATCAAATCTACAGCTGTCAATGGAACTATTGAACCATTTATTTCTGTAGTACTTGGGTAAACTGCAAATAACTCTTCGGCTACCATAACTTTATCACAAAATATACCTTTAAATTTAGCACTAACAGTAAAGTTATCACCAATTAATTCTAACCAACCTCTGTTGACTAAATCATCTAATAGATATTTACCTATCATTGTACCATCATCAGCAGGGAAAGTTTGCCTGTACTTCACTATTAAATCCATCCTTTTTTTGTAGGCTAAATATAACAGTAAAAATTGTCCTTGTGTTATCTTATTTTCACAAATAAAATTAACGTATCTTTCTTCTAGTAGCATCTATATATCATTAATATTAAAATAATTAGGTTGAGGTCTATATGTAATATCCTCAATAGTATCTACGTAAATAGGGGCAGTATTATTCTCCTCTTGTCTCTTACGTAGCCATACCTCATCTTGTGTGTTTTTAATATATAGATTAACATTTAAAACAGGATCTTCACTTTCAGTTTCTTTTCTACCTATACGTGCTTTTCTCTGAGTCTCTTGGTCTATACTAGAAGTACCAGATGTAATTATGGAAAATCTTAAATCAGGAATATTAAGTCCTTTATCTAAGGATTTAGTAGTAGAAAGTACTTTTATAGCGCCAGTAGTAAGGTTCTCTATAGCCTCTTTCTTTAATCGTACTTTACCAAACTTAATTAGTTTACCTCCTTTACCGGGTTTCATAACAAACTTAAGAGAAGAATGAAATACAGCATTAGGAATGGTAGCGTCAGTTAATAATAAACCTATCCTATCAGCAAACTTAGTTGATTCACTAAATACAATTGTTTTAGTATTAGGAAACTTCTTAATTAGTTTAATAGTAGTACGTTCTTTAATCTGAGCATTAGCAAGTAATTGTTTTCTACGGTTCACTATCTGCATTAACAAATTAGCGTTACTTATAAAAGCAGAGGGATTATACTTGTCATCTATCTCTTTATGTTCAGGGATATTTAAGTCAAGTTTATTACTCCAACCTTTTTGCATTGCTAATGTCATAGCCCATTGTCCAGCTTGGTATCTTTGTCCATCTTTAGGATTAACACCTCCATAACATATGTATTCAGCCTTTTTAAGGTTGCTATCAAACATAGGCATAAGGTTATTAATAAGATTACTATAATTCTCATAAGTAGTCTGTTCTCTAGGGTCAAATTCTAAACCTAAATTATACTCAATCATTTCAGCAATAAAACCTTTAGATTTAGCTTCATATTCTGATAATACATCAAATACTATATAGTGTTTAAGAACATTCTTAAAATTAGGATGATTTGTAGTACCAGTTAAACCTAAAAAGGCTTTATGTTGAATCTTACTTCTATTAAGTAGACATTCAGCATTTTCAGTGGTATATTCATGTATCTCATCAATAATAAAAAGTCCTACATCACGATAGACTATATCTTCGTTAATCAATTGCTGTTTAGTCTTAATTATAATTCTAGCTTTAAGATTAACAGGAAAAGATTCTATGAGTTTAATCCATTGTTTATATATAACATCATTTGGTACTGATATCATATAAGTAGTTTTAAACTTCTTTTCAAGTCTTTCTATAGCAAGCATAGCTAGAAAGGTTTTACCTGTACCTGGATAATGGTCAGCAATACCATTGTAATTGCACATTTCCCATTTATCTAAAGCTTCGTTTTGTCGTTCTAATCTCTTAGGATCAATCTGTATCATAATGGTCTAATTCGTTAATAGAATAAAAATCTCCACCTTGTAGATACGCAATTACAGCAGTTCTATCATTTAAATTTACAAACTTAATAGCTTGTATAACATTAGGCATCGATTGTATTTCTGCTTTCTTTGCATCAAGACTCTTATACTTAAAGTTAACAGTTACTAAATCATCTACCATAAATCTAGTACTAGAGTGTTTAATAATTTCATAGTGACTAGGGTATATAACAGGTATTATATCAACAATATCAACTGTGGATTCAGATACGTGAATAAAATCAGCAAAATTAGTTATTTCAACTTTACTATTAGGCTCTAATATAATAAATACATTAGGAAATACTTCTATTTTCTTATGATTTTCATAATCTTTAAGAGTAAAAGCCTTAGTAGTTTTTACTATACGTTTAGCCTTAGTAGTAATAGGTTTTTTAATTGTAGCTTCCCCTTGTGCATTAGCACTTTCTAAACCTATATCGTCTAAACTCTTTCCTATGGGCAAAGTTTGTCCAACATCGTCTTGCTTGCCCGTAGAGATAGACTGCTTCGTGTCTATAACAGGTTTAAATGTTCTTTTATTTTCCATTATTTTACCCAATGTTGCGCTGTCACGTGGTCAGCTTTAATTGTTACATTATGTAAGTATCTATTTGCAACTGTAACCATAATATCATTTTTGGCTTCTGCAATATCTTTATAAAATTTACCTTTTTCAAATGCATGAGGTAAAAGTTTAGGGTCTATATTAGGATTAAATTCTTCAAGTAAATTATCATTAACTTTATCTACAATCTCATCATGAACCCATAATAAAATCTTAGCATCAACTTTACGTTTACGATAGTATGTTCCTAATTTTACACTAGCTTCTTTAACAAAATCAGCTTGTGTACCTTGTATTCTAATGTTTCTAGCATCAGACTCTTCTTTACTTATTTCTAAGAAATGAGTATCCTTACTTATCTCACCTTTAAGTTGTTTAATAAGATTAGGAAACCAAGCCCTAGAATTAGTACGGTAATTTAAAATAACATAACCTTGTGCAGTAGCAGCAGCACTAGCACCTTTAACCATTCTAAATGTATCAGGTAATTCTTTTTCAATAGTATCTATAACTATCTTACCTTCTTCTTTAGGTACATTAAGTGTTTCTCCTGCTTTTTTAGGGTACATACCATAGATAGTACCAAAGGTCATACCTTTAAAGGCTTTTCTATACCCAGGAGGGTTTTCTTTAGTAACCATAAAGGTTTTACTAAGTTCTACTAGTTTAGTCCATTCAATTGATAAAGCTTCTTTAATACCTCCAACAACTTTAAATAGTTGTTTGTATATATTACCCGCTCTACGTTTATAAATGTTTTTCCAACAGATAGTAGCCATATAACTATGCATATCTATTTTAGATAAACTAATAAGCTTAAAATCTTGAGCATGAGAAGCCATTACAATTAACTCGGCTCCCTCATAATCACTTGTACGTAATTTATAACCAAAAGGCGCAATAAAACAACTTCTATAATCAATGGTAGCAGGGACATTTTGAGATTGAAATTTATCAGGTTCTAGTTTACCTCCTCCAGATTGCATTCTACCTGTAACAGCATGATTCTGTCTATAAATAGTATGTAATTTACCTGTAATAGGATTAATCTTTTTAAGGTAATTTAATCCAAAATTAGTAATCTTAGTATTGTATTCACTGAATTTATCATAAAGAAGTACAAAATCCTTCATAATAGTATCGGGTTTATCTACTAGATATTTCTCAAAACCAACAGTACTAACTGTATAGTAATTAGAACCATTAACAATACGTCCTCTATCTGTAATCATAGGAATAGCATAACCATTCTCAATTGGTAGAGGTTGATTTAATCTACCAAAGATTCTAATAACTTCAGAAGGAGAGTTATAATCTGGGTTTAGATTACCATTCTCTTTATAGTCTTTTTTATTAGTTAAAGCTTTAATAGTAGCAGGTTCACCAAATAAATCTAATACATTAGTAGTTTTATCACTATTAATAAGTAATGAAGCTTGAGCAGGACGTCTAATTTCATTATACTTTTTACCTCCTAAAGTTAAAGCTGGAGATAAACCTTTATAAAGTTCATGATGTACAATAAAATCTCTTACTTTACGAAGTTCTGCATCTATAGCTAATTGCATTTCAAAACGTTTAGCTATATTATCATTCAATAATGCAGTCCATTTTTCAATATCAAAATCAATACCTTCATTCTCACTATCAGCGAGTATAGATATTAAAGGAAATTCGATACCATATATAAGAAACTCCATCTTGAATTGCTTAATCTTAGGACGTTGAAATTGTCTTATCTTAAGCGGGTCATTAAGGTCATTAGCTAAATATTTAATATGATGATAATCAACACTAAATGTTTCAGGGTTTTTATCTACAAATTCTAACCTAGTATCTTTATCTCTATACTCTTTTAAGTATCTTTTTACAAGTTCACCTAAATTATTATACTGATAGAACTTCATATAAAGACGTTGTTCTGCTAATATAACATCATATACTCTAGTAAGTAACACTCCATATTTAACTTGAATAAATTTTATATCAAATTTAAGGTTAGCACCGCATACTACAATATTATGTTTAATAATGTGTTCATAAAGAAATGTAAGATCAACACTATAATCAAATATGAATTTATTAGCCATTGTACCTATTCCTGTTAACATAATTTGACTTACATAAGGATCTAAACCAGTGGTTTCTAAATCGAGTGATTGCATTTTAGCACGTCCTATTACATTATGATACATTCTTTCTCCCATTTTAGGGTCTATAATAGCAACATCTTCAAATTCTTTAATAGTGGGGTTAAGTCGGTCTCGATAATACTCGGGTTTATTAGTTACAAAATATATCATAAGTTTAAATTAAAATGGTTGTCCTTCAACAGGATGAATATATTTCTCTAATCGATATAGAATATTAGTTACAGTTTTCATTCTAAGACTAAAATGATTATCATCAGGGTAATCAAAATGAAGATTACATAAAGCTTCTAAAAATTGAACTTGTCTATATTCTATATAACATATTATTAAACTTAAAGCATAATCTATAGGAACATTACCATACATAACTATAAAATCTGTCATATTAGGGTTTATGTTCTTATAGTAAGCATTAAGACCTATATATGTATTAGGGTATTTAATCTTAATATTAGTAAGATAGTCTTTAGTGTTCATCGTAAAATAATAAGGTTTTACTTGTACGAGAGGTTGCAACATATAATAAACTACGTCTAGTAAAAGGGTGATAACAATTTCTAAATGAAGGTATATAAAGACCTACATTATTATATGTACTTCCTTGTGACTTATGAGTAGTTTGACAATATCCATAATCAAAGTCCTTTTTAGCTACTTTGTCATTATAATTATTAAAGACTTCGTAGTTAATAAGTAGTTTGTTTTTAAAATCATAAAAAGGTCTCCAACTTCTAAATTGAACTCCGTTAGTATGACGTAACACAAGTTCCATTTCAAAATCAGCTTTACTATCAGGATGTAACATAGTTAGAATTTGACTACTACCTACAACACTACATTCATAAACATGATAATGTTGTTTTAGTACCTTAACTAACTTAATTTGTACATCTTTAATAATATAATCCTCTGAATTTCTAATATGACTAGAATAATAAGGTGGAGTATCTGTTTCTTCTCCTACTGTATTATACCCTTTAATTAAATCTCCAGGGGCTACAAGTTCAAGAGATGGATTAAGTTGTTTTCTAAGAAATCCATTTACTTTTGTAACAGTATCGTTATCAAAACATAATAATTTAGTATCATAAGGATCAGTATGAGCCTCTTCACTTCTATAATGTTTTAATATTTCTGCTATATAAGATTGACCTCTACGTAACATATAACCTTCTCCTAAGTCATTGAAATTATCTTCTAATTTCATTATCATAGGAATAAATTTATCTGTTCCTTGAATAACATCTTGTGTAGCAGTATAAATAAGTTCATTAACAGGATTGCTACCTGCTTGTCTAACAATTTCTGTAAGTTCTACTTGTTTATATTTAGTAAATGTAGGACTTATTTTAAAGTCTTTCTTACCCTTCTCTACGGGCGGTAATTGATACCTATCACCTATAAAAAGTATCTTTACTTTGTATTCTTTAGAAAGCTTACTAATTAAGTTATCAATATAATCTCCAATCATAGAACATTCATCAATAATAAGGAAGCTATATTTTGATATTCGTTCTTGACCTTGAGGCATAAACATAACATTAGTCGGATCAAAATCTTCCATATTCATATTAGGTCTTAAACCTAATAAAGCTTGTATTGTTTCACCAGGATAACCTGTCATTCTATTAATAACAGTCTTAGCTTGGTGGGTAGGAGCAGATACTGCAACATTTCTTATTGTACTCTTTCGAATAATCTCTTTAACAATAGTACTTTTACCACTACCAGCAGGGCCAGTAAGAGTAAGTATATCATTAGTACCGAATTTATATGGAGTATTAATAAAATTCCCTACTACTTCAATGGCGTTTACTTGTCCATTAGTGAAATTCATAAGTTTAAGTTATTATTTGTGTTAAATCATCTACAGGAAGACAAGTAAATCTTAGTCTTTGTCTACGTAAGACTTCCGCTTTAAGATTATCTCTTATATCCTTTCTACGTCTCAGTACTTGAAAATGTACTCTCCTATCTCTACATAATGCTTCATAATATGTAATAGCATTAGTAAGATAAGCCTTAGTCATTGTTGTAATATCAATCTCTTTACCGTCTAAGTTTATATACATAATATTTAGTTTAATGATACAGTTGTAGATAGTATATTTAGATTATGCAAATAAACAAGAAGTAAATTAGTATCTACTTTATCAAAATCTTCATCAATACTTTGTCTATTAACAGGTTTAACAATCTGTTTAGCTATCAATGTATATTCTACTGGGTTTATCATAGTAATATATAAATGATTTGAGTCTTTTAACATATTATATAAATATACTAACCTATCACTATCATAACTTAAACGTAAGTTTGAATAAGTATTAGGTAAATCCCATTTAATTACTAATACAAATAATGACTTTATAATTAATTTATGGGGATTAGGTAAAGCTTCTTGTTTAAATGTTGTTAAATACATATTAATAGTGTGTAGAGTTAAAGATAAACAGGCTACTATTAAATAGCCTGTCTAAACATGGTTAAGCTTGGTCTTGTGGTGGATTACAGTGAGCTAGTTCTTCTCGTATTACAGCAAATATACTATATTTACTAATAACAGCAAGTTTAGGACTAGAATATCCTTCAATTGGAAATGTAATAGGAGACATAGCAGCACGAGGAATCATAATGATATCACCTACATTATATATAGGTTCATTATCCTCAATGGGTGTTACATTAGCTGTTTGTTGTTTTGGTAGATCAGTAGGTAATTTTACTACTCTAGCCAATAAATAATGTACATTAGCTTTCTCCCTAGCCTTAACCTCATCAGTTTTATGTATCTCTCCTACTTTAGGATATACAATAGGTTCTAAGATTTCAGCAATAAGACTAAAGCTTTCTTTAATGTCAATTTGTTCTAATTTAAGCATGATTTGTGTATTTATTTGTGTTAATTATTAATGTTTAGAATAAGATAGTGAAACCTACGGTACCATAATTAAAAGTATCAAAGCCCGCTTCAATACCGATATCTTCAGTAATAGGATACATTGCAGATATACCAACTAGTGGTCTATAAGTAACTTTATCAATTTTAGTATAATTATCATTGAATGTAACTTTATCATTATATACAGCTAAACCTCCACGAGCTTTAATTAATATATCATGAAAATAACCTACAGTACCAACTAGATATATACTACACCATTCTTCTCTTATTTCAGATGTAACAGTTTGTTTTTTATCATATTCATTAATATGACTAGGTAAACAATCTTTAGCATCCCAAGCGCCAGAGAATCCAAAACCTGCATTACTGAATAATATTTCAGCACCTGTTGTCAATTTCGTACTACCATAGAAATGTATGGTTGTATCTTGTGAATAACTAAATGTAGTTATTAATAGTAATAATAATAATTTTTTCATTTTTATAGGTTTTTAGTTATCCAATCTTCACATACTTTTACAGTATTACCATTTTTCCAAGCTTCTTCTCTATATTGTCTTATTAAAGATTTAGCTTCTTCTCTATTCCAACTATCCTTAGTAGGTTTAATTGTAATAGTATTGTCAGGATTGATTTTAAGTTTAGTAACAAAATCCCACATCTCTTTAGAGTTTTTATCTAATGCCGTAACTTTATTATTTTCATATTCAACTAATACATCAGTAATAACTTCATCTTTATTATAAGATTCAATATAATTAGTAATGAATTGTTGAGAGAGTTGAGGCAATATTTTTAAACATTGAGAACATCCTTCATAAGTTGTAGCTCCACAATCACAATCATTTTTTTTACTTAATGAAGTATTTGTAGTAGCTATAATCTTAAAATGGGTATGTTTATAAGTAGTTTTAATATTTATATTAGCTTCATTCATTATAACCTCTGTATCTTTATTAGCTTTAAGTATTTCTTTATCTAATGTAGTATAATACCAATCATCTACTTTTATTTCATCATCTGATATAATATATAGATGCTGTGGTACAAAACCTATATAAATAAATTCTTTAATAGGTTTATTAGAGTGGTCATGATGTCCCCAATCTTTAGTTAATAATAGCTTCTTAATAGTAGGATTTAAAACTATATTAGTTTGTTGTTCTGTAGGTAACATTATTACCTGTGCTTTCTTAAACTGATTCATATCTTAATTAGTTAAGTTTTCTATTATCCATTTAAGACCTGGTTTAATCCATTTATTAGTGACTCTAATAAGTAATTTATTAGCTTTAGGATAATAGTCTATATTACCATAATCTTGAGATGTAATAGTATATGAACCATTGTCTCTTTGTTCTATTGGATATCTATCTTTTAATATAGGTAACCAATCCTCTACAAATCTTTCACTTCTACGCTCTCTAAGAGCTTTACATTGTAGAGCAAAAGATTTAATATCATTATCCTCTTGTTGGGATGCTGAAAGTAATACTTCTGATTTTTTCATAATTGCTTATTTTTGTTTTAATAATTTAAGTGTATTAGCCTCTACTTCTTTATAATGAGTATATCTATCTTCCATATAACTATAATCTTTAATAGAAATTGTAAATTTAGTAACTACTTTAGTTATTTTATGTTCACATATTAATTCAATGTTAGTTATAGCAGGTATAGAATTATCAGAGTTTTCATCATCAATAAAAGTAGTAGGAAGAAAATCAATACTATTAATAGTATGATTTAATAACTCTTTCCATTGTATTGTTTTTAGTTTCATTATTAATTATGTTAGTTGTATTAGTTAATTATTTGTGTTTTACACCTAAAACTTTATTTATAGTCGATACTATAGCATAATGCAGAAGATTAATCTTACTGTGCATAAAGAAACTGGTGCCCTCAACAACTTGGGAAGTTATTAAGTTTTTTATACTACTTGTAACCTATATAATTTTCAATAGGCTGTAGTATTAGTTTGTATCTAAGATACATATGAATACTGTTAGCACCCTCTATATATTAGTCACTCTAACTTAAAAGGTTAGTACTTATATGTATGGTAGGGTCATAGTTAATAAAGTTCCTTATCCATGTACTACTGTGGGAACTTTTAGTTGATTAGTTACAATTCATGGTCATTAACTACGTGCTGAGAACTCATTGGTATTGTCTAGATTCTGTTATATTCTAGCCTTATATTCAGTATTCACTTCTCACCGTGAACAATACCTCTAGGATTACTCCATTAATCATTGCAAGTTGTATCTACTATGGTAGGTAAACGCTATCTGCATATAATATACTGTTAATTCAGTATTAGTATCCAATTTTTAAAGTGGTTTTTAATGTTTAGTCCACTATGCTTAACCGACTATACGGTTTAATCTATTTCCATCTCACTTCGGTATATAAATTAAGTCTTGAATTACACTATTATTAGAGTTACTTCAGTTTTATCTATCTTTCACTCTTATAATATATTAAATAGGACTTGTATACATAGCTTTTATAGTTATATTGGATTAAGCCTTTATAACAAAAGCAATACGCTCATTTGCATACAATACTGTGCGTATCTAAAACAGCCTATTAAATATCACTTATATTGTGTGGTGTAGGTCTATATCTACCTACTTTATTTACAGGAATATAATGCGATACAGCATTATAAGCAAAGGCATTACAACCTTTCCTATCTACAGGTACACCATTATGGTTAACAGTATAACCACCTTTAGATTTCTTAGTCTCTTTACTAAAACTAATTGTGTCTTTACGTCTACTCATGGTCATCTATATTAATGATACCACGAGGCCACCAATGAAGGTTTGTCATATTAAATGCTTTATCATGATAATCTGTAAAGAATTTATCACCAAAGTATTCAACTGCTTTTTCTCTACCATTACTATAATCCTTCGCTTCAAAAGAAGCTACCGAATTACAATCTAATGTGTATCCGTTTACTCTATGAGTATGACCTTGTCCAAATGTTACATAATGTCTAGGCATATTATTCGTCTTTAGGGGTTAGTTTTTTAATCCACTTATTAAGATAGTATAATCGTATTTTATTTCTTTGTTCAAAAGTTATACCTGTTTGTATTCTATCTATTATCTTTTCAGTTAATTCAGGAAAGGCTATAGAAGCATCATTATAATTCCAATCTTTTCCATTAGGTTGTGAACTTCCATAATGCTTTAAATTCCATAACATCATGGGAAATAATAAACATAATCCATGAGTTTTATCAATTGTATCAGACTGTTTAACAAATTCTTTAGCTTTAATATAACAAGTTAATCTTATATCAATTGGTACTATTTCTTCTAGTGTAGTTATGTGCGTATTTATATTTTCATGTGTCATTTTTAGTTATAGTTTTATTGGGGTATTTGACTACCTCACTGTTGTTATTTGGTATTATTGTTATTAAACTTATTATCGATATTGGATTTAAGATCTTTTATCATAATAGCAAACCAACTATCAAAATCACAATAACCAATTATAGGATTATAAGGATTTTCCTGTTTAGCACGTAATGTATAACCAGCATCAAAAGAAGCTTTTAATAAAGATATAAACTCTTCTTTAGTTAATTCTGTTTTATTGGTATTATGGATATCTTTAGGCATAATAATAGTTTTATGTTAATTAATATATAGGAATATATCGTCAGATGTTAGTAGAGCTTGCCCTTAGAGAAGAGTCTAATCGAGTAAGTCGAATAAACTCTCTACTATGGGCAAGATACAAACAACTACACAACTATCTTAAATCTACAGCAGTAACTATAGTGTTAAACTGTTGTAGATTATCTATACTACCACTAAATCTAATATCACGTGAATCCTTATAAGCTATAATAACTGTATGAGGTCTTTTACGTCTATCCGTAATAACCCAACTTACAACTAATTCTGAGTCTGTATTATAAGCTGAGATTACATCTTCACGTTCTATGTTAACTATTTTAAAGCCTTTACTCTTTAAATAGTCTTGTATTACTTTCTTATTCATATTTGTTTGTGTTAGTTAATTTTAGCACCATATTTCTATGGTCTAGCTGACAACTCCTACTAATCAAGGCCACTCTCTAATGTCGTTTCGAGTGTCATAGTCCAAGCCTTATGTATTCGGTCATGGTTTATTTAATATAATTAGATGTCTAGGACTAATTATACAAGGACATAGGTTTATCCTCCGGAGTAAGTATTATAACAACTTTAAGAAAATGAGAAAAAAACTTAAGAGTTATGCATAATACCTGCAATTGATTGTGTTAGTAATATTACGAATACTAACATAGATACGTTTACACCTATATATAATATAGTTTGTGTAATAGTGGTAATTGTTTTCATAAGTAGGTTGATTAAAGGTTAGCTAGGGCATATCCGTAGATATTATAATTAATAGCGTTAAAGTGTGTAATAACTTTAACATTCATAGTTTCTAAGAACTTAATAGTATTACGTGTTTTGTGGTTAGTAGATGTAACTAATACACCTTTATTAACTCTTGGTCTTCTTGTTTTTGTTGTTGTAACTGTAGTTGTTTCCATAATATTAATTAGGAGTTAAAATGTAAAGTGTTATTTCTTTACAATAGTTGTGGTTAGTAAATTGTTTTCTTCTAACTCTATAAAGAGTTGTTTAATTGAATATAAATGTATAATCTTATTTATCATATTAAGATTATATTCAGCTTTACGTTTAGATATTTCTGAATCTCTACTAATAGCTTCTTCATATGATCTAACGTGTAGGTTATATGATTTATACCTATCATTATCTGATAAATACTTCTTAATAGTATCATGTGATACTTCTAATACACTATCTCTATTGTATATAATTGTTTTATCTTCACTGTGTTTAATTTTAAAACCAGAACTAACAATAATATGTACAATATATGATATTGAGTATGTAAATGTATCTAATGATTTAATATAATAAATTGACATAAGATTATGTATTAAGGTTATAGTATATTATATCCAATGTGCTTTCTTATACTCCTTGTCATGTATATTGATAAGTTCAATAGGACGTAATGAAGTAAGAGGTTTTAATTGTGGGAATAAATAATACTTTAAACTGGTTAGTAATTGAGTTAGTTGTTTTAACATTGGTTGTAATGGTATTAGAGTAGTTATTAATAATTATTAGATATATTAGGAAACTTTACTTCATGTTCTAAATTTGGCTCATATGTAGTTAATAAATTAACTGTATTATGAAAATCTAGTTCCTCTTGTAATACTTGAAGATAACCCTCAATAGTATTTATATCAGAATCCCCTAATCTATTTCTTAACTGTATTATAACTGCATCAAGATCAATATTTGTTAATAAATCTGCTAATTTTTGTGCTACTGATAATGGTATAATAACTAGTTCACTTGTTGATTCAGAAGTAAAGTCTAAGATTTCTCTATCATTTACTTCTATGACTTTAACTGTTGGACTTACTGTTCTTTTCATTGTTGTTTGTTTTTTATGGTTATGTGTAAAAGAGTTAGTTATTTGGTTGAAATAGATTGTACTTGTAATAACTCTGCAATTTTGTGTAAAGCCTCTTTAAAGGTATAATGAGGACTTTTAAGTAACTCTTTATGAGTAATACCTATACCTAATACTTTGGTATTAGTTGATAATACTTTTACAATTATACTTTTATCTTCATTTGTTACAGCATCAAGATAAGCCGTATCTTTACTTTGTAAATTAATAATAGATTCAGGGGCACAAGTAGCTGTAAGCCATTCTTTAGTAAAAGGGTTCATATTGTGTATAGTTTTATATGTTAATGTATCAGTTATAAGGTATGTAGATATATGTACATATTAGTACTATATCGGGTTGAGGTGCAAAGATAGGGTTTTGTTTCAGAATGTTAAAATAAAAGGCTGTGAATAGTGAAAATCCTGTGTTTGGTGAAGGATTTGAACTTGTGCAATATTGGAACACGTTGAAATTTATGTACTTGGAAATAGGCTTAAATTGGTTGAGAGTGTACCTATATATATAGGTATAACTAATCATCGAAGTAATGACATAAGAATGCCAGTACTGCTATAAGTAAAAAGGTTGGAAATGAGAACATTAGTGATAGGTTTAAAGGGTTATGGTTAGAAGTGGTTAGAATATATTGATGTAATAGGCTGATAATGAGTGTAAATTGTGATAGTATGATGATATTAAAGGGGATATGTTGTAATAGAGTGTAAATGAAGGGGTTGAAGGGAATAAATTGAGATTATAGTATGATATGTGGAAATGAGGGAATTAATGAGGTAAGATGGAGAAGGAGTTAAACGGGTATGTCAACTGAAATTGGAGGGTTATGGAGATGAGTAGATATATAGGTATGTACTCCTGTAGCTGTATAGCTGTCACTCTCTGTCAATAATATAATATAATCTCCATAAGGCTACCTGTTATCTTATCCTTAATACTTACTATAGTAAGCACCGTCAATTGGATGGAGATTATATCATTATTATTACAGCATAACAGTCTAGGGATAGCAGTAAATTAACCACAACCATGCTATCCCATAATCAACTGTCATTCTATCACCAAGCCTCTTTTAACCCAGTAATATATTCTTATCTCTTTTTACCTCTATACTACCAGTTTATTCTGTGGTATTATTGATAGTATAGGGCAAAGAGTAATCTATTATTTTTTAAACTTAGCGTCAAACTCTTTAACAGTCATAGGTTGAACACTTTTACTACCGACATCTAAATCATCTTGACAAGCTTTAGTAATAGGATCAAATCCAATTGGTTCATAAGTATCACGTTCTAATACTATTTCTTTCTTAGCATTAGTTAGCTTATCTTTAATAGCCTCTTGTGTAGTCTTAACTCTAGCCGTTCTATTAGACATATCTTTATAACTTTCGTTAGGTGTAACAGGTTCTGCTATTCTACTATATTCAAGCCATCTTTTAATACGCTCTTTTAAGTCAGCGTGCTTAGGATTTAAGAACTCATTAATAAGTTCTTCTTTTTTATCAGTACTACTTGTATTTCTTAATAGTTTACATAAATCATTATACTTCTCTTCTTCATTATACTTAATAAGTTGTCTATTTCTATAGTCAAGCTTCCATTTAATGTAATAAGTATAAGAAAGTGTAAAGGCTTTTATAGCATTAGCTATACATAGTAGTGCAAGAGCAATTAAAATAGTACCTTGAACAGCAAATGTTATTCCAAAGTTAATAGGCTCTTTATCAGAAGTGGTTGTAAAGAATGTGGTTATGTAGTTAATAGATATAACTGCATATCTTAGTAGTAATACTGAGATGAATAGGTATAATATACCTAATAATGATAGTTTAATTGTTTTCATGTGTATGTGAATTAGTGTTAGTTGTTATAATGTGAGTTTGATTAGTAATCTGAGTTTGATGAGAGGTAAAAAGGACAACGTGTCCACATGGTCAAGACGTTCCTATTGGCACGTACAGTAACCACACTGTAACCACATGGTATGGACGCCCAATAAGGACGTCCAATTTCATGTAGTAACCACAAAGCTTACTTCGTAGTAGTTTCTTTTGATGCTTTAGCATCAACTACTGGTGCAGTAACTTCAGGAAGAGCACCAAAGGCATTCTCCGCAACAGGTTCCGCAACAACTTGTGGAGTTTCTACAACAGGAGGAGCAACAGAAGCTGGTAAACCAATACCAAATAAACCTTGCATGATAATCAATGGATTAGCACTAGCAAGGAAAGCTTTTTGAGCGTTCTCCAAATCAGTTAATGGGAACGTTACGAATCCCTCGATACGAGAACCTTTCTTTTCAGTGAAAAGAATCTCTCCAATTTTAGCTTCACCACGTAATACAGCAGAAGATACTTCTGTAGCAACGTATTCAGCACCAGCATCGTAGAACGTAACATCAGCAAAACCTGTTTTACCAACTAGTCCAATGATAGTCTCACGGAACAAGTTAAGCATGATAGGATTAGCACTATCAACTCCGTTATCAAATAGACCAGAAGGAATATTAGATGCACGAGCTGATTTATGCAAGTCAAGCAATGCTTGTTTACAAGTTCTAGCAAGTTGTTCTTGTTTTCCATTAACAGTAACAGTTAGACCTACGAAAGCCTCTATACCTTGTTTCGTAATAATGTCTGCGGCGATAACATTGAATGTTTTCATAATAAATGTATTTAAGATTAATAAGTTACGAATGGATTACTAAGTGGTTAAGCTTCTGTAACACAACCTATCATTGGATTCTACAATCCTAAAGTTATACTGTCTCAATAACCATGTTTGGTTTTAAGTTCAGAAGCTCCACAAAGTGGACGGGGTATTCAATTTCCCCGAAAAGACGTGGGGGTAGTTACACGGGTGGTGTCATAAGCATACGACTCATAATATTTTTAATCCTCTCCACATTCTCCTCTATCACCCTCTCAACTATCATCTCCTAATCCAACTAATGTCAACATCTTTCCATATAATACTCCAAGTATTTTATAATATTTTTTTTTTACCTTATCCCAATCTCAACCACCATATAAAATTCTACCATTTAAATTCTCACAATTATTACCTTAACCGACATATTATTAACAATACTAAGTACACCGGTATTATCATATATACTATCATGTATAATATTACCATTTATTCCTATATTTTTTATATATTTTTTTTATCACTAGATGTATATATAGTAATATGTGTATGATGATATATAAGATTGCCCTTAGTGGAGAGTTTATTCGAGTTAGTAACTTTAACAAAATTTTAACATAATAAAGATGGATTTGTATTTGTTAAAATCTTATATTGGTATATATATAAATATATATAGTAATACCTATGTATATGTATATATAGTAATATATAATACCTCAGTCGATCAGACTCTCGTCTATGGGCAGGCTGTTACAAATCGAACGACATACGATATTATATATAGTATTACACATGGAACTGGGGTTATTACTAAAGGTATTCATACTTATGCCTAAGTAGTTGCCCCTCGTCCGCCACTTTCAAACATAAATTAACATGAAACAATAATAAATTTTACTAACCTAAATTAATTCATAGTAACGATGGCAAACAATACTATCCCTCAACAACTTCTTATGTATAGAAGTTTACTTACTGATTCCCTTAATGCCCTAACTAATGAAATGTACGCTAATAACATTAAAACAAGTTATAAGTGTGACTTCATTGCTGTACCTAAAGCAGCTTATCCATCTTTTGTAAATCCACATAAACCTCTATACTTATTTAGAGTATTTGCGATAGATAAATCTAATAATCCAATTGGAGAGACTCACTACCTTTACAACCAATATTATTCTAAAGATACTCTTGAATCTATATTTACTATAGAAACTAAGGCTCTTAAAGAATGGTTTGTTATGGCTTCTAAAGCTTTGTATAACTGTATGCATGATATGTATATAGAGGAGGCTAAACAAGTACAAGCAATTAAAGACTCTCGTGCTGCTGAAGGTATTACACAAGAGAATATTAAAGCACAAGTTGTTATGCAAGATACTAATACTGTTAAACAACAAGAGGCTAAAATTTTACAAATGATGCCTAAAATTATTAAGGATTAAGTATGAAGATTGATAATACTTTAGCTAGGATAATAACAGAAGTCCAAAAGGCTGTAGCAGATAAGTATGGTATAGATTTAAACTTTGATCAAGTACATGAAGTAGTAGAAGTTCAATTGACTTCTACTGCTTATGGTTTAGCTAGAAATATACCTACTCATTGGAGAGGTTTCTTAAAGTTCGTATGGACTAATAAGAGAGCGAGACAAGCTAAGTTTAATGAACTATTTGCTTCTATTGATGCACAATCTCATAACCTTACTGATAAAGAACGTGATTACTATACATATCTAGCAGGTGTTGCAGCTGGTTCTGCAAGACAAGAGTTAGATGTATTAGGACGTAATGCTAAAGCACTTACTACAGAAGAAGTAAAAGCTACTCCTACTGACAATAATAAGTTTAGACAATTTACTTGTTTAATTAAACAACGATAGTTATGGTAAGACATTATGTAGGAGAAGAAGATAATGAACTTGTAGTATTAAAAAAGGATTGTTATTTAGTACCAGAGTTTAAAGCTTTATTTGATAGAGATAAAGGATGTAAAGAAGACCCTAGAGGTAGAAAGCAAATGGTAGCTTGTGCTGAGATGAAATACATATATTATTATAATGACCCTCGTAGTGATTATTATAATACCCCTCTTAGTGCTTCATTAGAAACTGTAACAGACCTTAGTGGTATACCTAAAAATTGGAAGATAGATAAAGTATTCGAACAGGCTGTTACTAAATATAAAGAACTACAAAGACTTAGTTCTGCCGGTAAAGCTTATTTCTCTGCTGACGCTGCTCTATATGATTTAGGTGTTGATACTCATGAATTATTAGAAATAGTTAGGGAACACAAAAGTGACCTTAGATTAGAAATAAAACAAAGACAAAAAAAGTCAAAAGAATATACTTTAGAAGATTTAGAATTTGTGACTAAGTTAATAAACAAATTAGACCATATTACTAAGACTCAAGATACAATTATAAATACAATTAATAAACTACCTAAACTTATTATTACTATTAAGACCTTGAAAGAACAATATGCTCAAGAGGATAATGAACATCAAACTGTAGTAGGAGATAGAGAACTAGGTAATAGAGAAGCTTAATATGGAACCATTAATAAATAGCCAAGCCAAAGAATTAATCTTTACTGAACACGATCATAAGTATCGTGATGAAAATAATATTGTATATACATCTGTTACTACCCTTATAGAGAAGTATAAAGCTAAATATGATAGAGAGTTTTGGAGTATGTATAAAGGTCTTAAAGAAGCGGGGTATAGACTTAAACCTTATCCTGAAGAACAAGCTATTAGATTAGGTAGTGTTAAATACAAACTAGCTGATTTAAAGAAAGAAACTTATTATGTACAACTACAAGACCTTATGAAAGCTAAGTGGGATTTAAAAACTACCGAGGCTTGTATGAGAGGTAACAGTATTCATAATAATATAGAATCTAATATTAATAAAAGTAGATTTGATGAAGCTGCTAGAGATAATGATTTAATTACTTATGAATCTAATCCTTTTAAGTTTGGTAAGAACATAAATAGTTTAAATGATTTAGATGCTTCTAAGTTTAATACTGAACACCCTTTTATATATAATAAATTAAAACCTCTTGTAGAAGCTGGGGCAACAGTTTTTGCAGAGAAAAGAGTTTATCTATCTAAGTATAGACTTGCAGGTACAATTGATTGTCCTATTATAAAAGGTAAATACTTTTGTATTTTAGATTGGAAATCTAATGCTGCTGATATGCATGATACACCTGGTTATTATCAGAGTGTTAAGATAGATAATGAATGGGTAAAATCAGATACTTGGATAATAACAGAAGATAAGTTTGCTGACCCTATTGGTCATATACCAGCTTCTAAGTTTCATACATACTGTTTACAATTATCTATTTATGCTTATATTATGGAACAATGGGGATATACACTTATACCTAATGGTCTTGCCATCGTCCATTATCCTCTTAACAAAGAGCCTGTATATCTCCAAGTTCCATATCTTAGAAATGAAGTAATAGCCTTACTTACTGACCATAAAAGAAAGCTCTCTGTATAGAGGGCTTTTATTATTAACCCCTAATTGAAATATTATGACTAATGCTTTATTTTTAGACTTACCTAATATAATCAAAACTAATAGTAAACAAGACTTTCCTTTACATAGAGAAGATTGGTATATCCCACAAGCAGTTAAAGATACTATTAAGAAGCATCTTGAATTTAATTATAAAATACTTCTAGTAGGTAATTATCCTGAGGTTTATGTAAATAAACGTCACGCTAATCCTATAGAGAATCTTATGGCTAATATCGCAGAAACTTTAGAAATAGAATTTAAGTTACCTATTAATAGTATAGCTTATGATTATTCTACAGATCCAGATTCTTTTGAGTATTTACCTTTACCTGGTATGTTTTATAACCTTGCTTATGAACACGAGATATTATTAGGTTATTCTTTTATTATTACTAGTGCTACTGTAGGTAAGTTTATACAACAATATTCAGGTATTAAACCTGCTATAGCAAAATAATATGAGAAGGTCAGATTCAGAAGCTTATGATTTAGTAGCTAAATTAGAAGCAGTATTACCAACTTTACCTATTAATAATAACGTATATCATACTCCTTTTACATCTGTACCTTATATTAATCCTGAGAGTGACCAAGAGGACGCTTTAGAGATGTTTGACTTTGAAGATATTGCTTTTGTTAATACCTCTGAAGCATCTAGTACTGCTGCTCATTTTAAAAAGCATGGTTGTTATACTAAACTACATCCTAAATGGGATAGACGTGAATACAATGCTTTTTGGGATGAAGAGGAGCGTAAATGTAAAGAAGGACTTGTACTTCCAGGTAAACTCTTTAAGAATGATAAAGGTTTATATGAGATACAAAAAGTACATATAACTGGAGAGCATTATGGGTATCTTAATTATTCTAAGATTAAAGCTTCTGCTGAATTTGATACTAAGAAAGGAATTTTATATAGTCCTAATGGAGAAGCTATAGCTAAAACTGAACAAGGGATTGTAGATAAGTCTGCTCTCTTTCCTTCTTTTTGGGATGGAGACTATTATTTCTTTAAATCTTTAGAACTTGCTAGACGTGTAGGACGTCACGTAGTTGTAGGTAAAGCTAGACGTAAGGGTTATTCTTATAAAAATGGTTGGATTGTAGCTAATAGAGCTAACTTATATAGAAATAGTGTATCTGTTGTATCTGCATATGATGGAGCCTCTTTATTTGAAGATGGTACTATGAATAAGGTTATGGCATTTTTAGATAATCTAAATGACCATACTGATTGGTCTAAAGGACGTTTACATAATGCTCTTGAACATATAGAGATTGGTTATAGAATGAGGGGGAATCCTGCTAAGAAGGGTTTCCTATCAAAAATATATACTGCTATCTTAGGTAAAGATGGTGGTAAAATACGTGGTAAAGATGCTTCTATTATCCTTATTGAAGAAGCTGGTAAATGTGCTAACCTTACAGATGTACTTGATGCTACCCTTAAATCATTAGAAGATGGATCATTAATGACTGGTCTTATGATTGTATTTGGTACTGGTGGTGGACAAGAAACAGCTTGGGCAGGTTTTGAGGATTTATTCTATAATGTTATATCTCGTAAATTCCTTGCATTTGTAAACAATTGGGATGAAGATTCTACAGATGATTATTGTGGTTTCTTTCACCCTTGTTTTATGTCTAAACCAGGTTTATACAAAGGAGAGCCTCTTATAGATAGACATGGTAATAGTAATGTTAAAGCTGCTATTGCTTTTGAGAAAGATGAGTTAAGACGTTATGGTAATGATGATGGTAAGATTACTGCTCACCTTATGGAAGAACCTCCTTCCCCTTCTCACGCTTTTAGTAGAGCTAAAAGTGTTATCTTTAATTCACAATTACTTGATGCTCAATTTAAGAAAACAGTTAAGATAAATAGTAAGAATCCTGTTGGACGTGAAGGTATGTTTACTAATACTGGTACTAGAATAGTATTTAAAGATAGAGCCTTAATGGAAGAGGAAGAAGCTTTAGCTACACCTAAAGCTATTAAGAATTATCCTGTATCTAAAGCTGATGATGTTAGAGGTTGTTGGGTAATATATGATGAACCTTATCGTGATCCTGCAACAGGGCGTATACCAGAACACCTATATCATACATGGAATGACCCTTTTGCTATATCTAAAACTAAAGAGACTTTTAATGTTAGAGATTCCTTAGCTTGTACTATTATATACGAAGCTGCTAATAATATCACAATGTCTAAGGGTGATAAGATTGTTGCTGTATATGTTGGTAGAACTGAGGATACTACTGATTACGACTTACAAATGTTCTTGGGTGCTTCCTATTATAATAGTAAGATACTATATGAGAATGATAGAGGTGATGTGTATGGAAACGCTTTGAAATTAGGCTTTTTAAACCTCTTAAAAACTGAAACGACCTTTCAACATCAAAAAGATTTACAAAAAGGTGGAATGGGCAGGAAATACGGTATATCGATAGCCTCGAACCCTAATAGAAAAGCAACGGGAATCGTGTATTTGAAAAACTGGTTAATAACTCCAAGAGGTAAAGATATACACGGAAATACCATATTAAATTTGCATTTAATATATGATTTACCTATATTGAAAGAGTTATTAAAATATGATGGTTCTAAGAATGCTGATAGAGTGTCATGTTTGATAATAGGAATGTTTGATATTAAAGAGGCTCTTTTTAAGAATCAAGTACCCGAAAAACCACAAGTTAATATAGATAATTATTTCAATAATCCTTTTGATTATAATTTAGATAATGATAACTCAATATATAATGAGGATTCTAAGAGTATAGAAGGAGTACCGTTCGACCCTTATTTCTAATTAGATAAACAATATACAAATGCCGTTACCTAATCAACTACTCACAGCTAAACAAAAAGCTAAAAGAAACCAAGATACTGGACTTACTAATATAGAGGAAACAATTGTTCACCATATAGATAGTTCAGGTTGGAAAGCTGAATACGATGAAGTTAATAAACTATTTGCCGCAGTAGAAGGTATTATAGATTATAAAGAATACCAAGCTATATATGGTTCTACTAACCAAGATAATGGCGCTAGCCAAGACTTTATGTATAAAGCTAAACTAGTTAATTACAATATTCTTATGGGTATTGTTAAATTACTACTTGGAGAGTTTGGTACACGTTCTCATGAATATGAAGTTGTTAACTTAAACCCTAATGATGATATAGCTCGTCAGCAGGGTTTAACTATGTTACTTAAAGAGTATCATAAAAAGAAAGTTCTTATGGACTTTCAAAAGATAACAGGTTTAATGCCTACAGAAGAACAACCTTTACCTGAATTACAAACTGTTGTAGATAACTTTAATACTACTTTTAATGATGCTACATTAATAAAAGGACAAGAAGCTTTAGATTTTATTAGATTCTATTGTGATATTGATCATAAAATTATTGATGCTTATTATGATTGGATTGTAACAGGTGGCGCTTTTACATATAAAGATGTTCTTAATGGTGAAGTTGTATACGAACATGTACCTAGAAACGAACTCTTTGTTATTAATATGAAACCTGGCTCTTCTTTAGTAGAAGAAGCCGATGTTCATATTAGACGTAGAATAATGTCTCCTTATCAAATCCTAGAGATGTTACAAGAGGATTTAGAAGAAGACCAAATTAAAGCTTTTGAAGCTGAAGTTAATAATGGTTATAATGAGTACAATCAACAATATGTAACTACTGGTAGAAATGGTGTAATGAACTCTCAATCTAATTACGTTAATTCTACTATTCCTATGATTAGTTATACTAACGGATTAGAGGTATTTCATGTTGTCTACACTACTTATAAAGATGTATATATTTTGACTTATTTAGATGAGTTTGGTATGACACAAGAAAGAGAAGTTACAGATGAATATGAATTACAATCTGACTTAGGAGATATAGGTATATCTCAAGAGTGGTACACTTGTAAATATCAAGGTTATAAAGTACTAGATTATTTCTTTAAATGTGGAGAGGTTCCTTTTGATCGTTCTGATGTAGATTCTAAAGGTAATCTAAAATCTTGTTATAATGGTATCATTGCTCGTACTAGAATAGGAGAAATTAATTCTATCGTAAAAGAAGGTTTAGTTTATCAAAGAACTATTAATGTTCTTAAGTTTAGTACAGAGAAGCTTATTAATAAAAATAAAGATAAAGTTCTTGTTATGCCATACGGATTAGTACCTAGAAGTAAAGGTATTAGTACTGCTAAACAAGCTTACCATATGGAAGCTACTTCTGTATTATGGATTGATGAAGCTGCTCCTAATGCGGCTTTTGCTTCTCAAATGATTAAGTCTATTGATATGTCTTTGAATGGTATTATAGCTGAAATTAGTAACTTAATTGTACAAACTAAAAATGAATATTGGGAAGCTATTGGTATGAATGCTCAAAGATATTCTGATGTAAGTCAATATGCAGGTAAAGCTACTACAGAACAGGCAATTGTTCGTAGTGCTATTATTACTTATGAACTTACTCGTGCATTTGATAAGATGCTAGAGAAGGATTATCAAGGGTTATTAGATATATCTAAAATAGCTTGGATTGATGGAATTAAAGAAGCTTATATATATAGTGATAGTTCTCGTGGTGTATTTGAAATGAATGTTGATGATGCTAATTATCATGCGTCTTCTAATTATAATGTATTTGTAAAAGATGCTACTACTAATACTAGAGGTATCGAAGCTATGAGAAGTTTTGCAGGTGCTATGATTCAAAATGGTGCCAGCGCTTCTGCTGTTAGTAAAATGTATACTACTAATAGTACTTCTAAGGTTAGTGTACTTCTTGAAAAAATGGAACAAGCACAGCAAGCTATTGAAGAACAAAAAGCTCAAGCTGACCATGAAAGACAAATGCAATTACAAGAACTTCAACAAGAACTTCAACAAGCTCAAACAGAGTTAAAACAATATGAAATTGATAGTAGATTAGAAGGTGTTAAATATACTGCTGATATGCAATATCAAGGAAAAGAATTAACTGTTGATGGAACTTTGCCCATAGAAGAAGATACTTCGTTTGATGAGCAACTTCAAACTAGAGAAGCTAATAGAAAGGATAAAATGGATAACCATACTATTAAAAAAGATAATAAAGAACTAACTCTTAAAGAGAAAGCTTTAAAACAAAAGAAAGTAACAAGTAATAACTAAATTTAATATACTATGCCAGACGATGTTATAAACAAACCTAATGATAATATAAGTTCATTAGATGATGTAAGTTTAGAAGGAGTTCATAATCCTGAAGAGATAATCCCGAATAACCCTTCTCCTACGGGCAATCCCGCTGCTGCAAACCCTGCACCTACAAAGCCTATAGAAGATGATCCTAACAAAGCAACTTCACCAGCACCTGCTGATGATAAACCAGATGATACTATTGATAACTTTAGTATTAAAACCTTTGATGACTTAACAAAGTTATTAACTTCTAAGACTTCTGATCAACTATCAGAAGAAGAAAATAACGAATTATCTGATATAGTAGATGCTTTTGGTGGTACTGGTTTTAATGATAAAGGTGAGATTGTAGATGCTAACAATGAAGTTATCTTTACTGCTGACCAACTTAAAACTTATTTAGAAACTAATGAATTACCTGTTGATGAAGCTGGTAATTTTGTGGATGCTAAAAGTGTTATCTTTAATTCACAATTACTTGATGCTCAATTTAAGAAAACAGTTAAGATAAATAGTAAGAATCCTGTTGGACGTGAAGGTATGTTTACTAATACTGGTACTAGAATAG